GCTGCTGCATCTGCTGATTGAATGCAGCGTCTTCCCTGCTGGCGGCATATTCACGATCCTTGTTCGCCTGTTCACGCTCCTGCTGGCGTTCCGTGTTTTCCCGGTTCCAGATAGTGTCTTCCCGTCCGGCTTCAAACTTCTGAGTTTCCATTTGTTGGTTGAAAGCAGTGTCCTGCCTGTTCGCTTCAAACTCCCGGTCTTTGTTGGACTGTGCCTGCGCAGCGTCTTCACGTCCGGCAGCATATTCCCTCTCCCAGTGCTCGTTCTGTACGTCCTGCTGTTCCTGTTGTGTCAGCCTGTTCTGGTAATCCGCGATCTGTTCGCTGTCAATATCAGCCTGTGCCTGTGCTCCCTGCACAGCAATGTTCGCCAGTGTCTGCGCACCGTAGGAAGAGCGCTGCATACCGCGGTTCAGAAGCTGCCTGTCAGCCTGGGAATAGGCCTGATCAAACTGCTGCTGCGTAGATCTCCGCTTCTTGTCATAGGACGTCTGCAGAGAATCCCACAGTCTGTCAGCGCTGCTCTGTTCCTGGACCTGTTCCTTTGCAGCCTGCTGTGCATACTCGTCTTCAAAGTTCATCTGTTTCGCTTTTGGGGTTGCCGCCATAAGAATCACCTCATTGTCCAAAAATAAAAAGGCCCAGGACGTGTTGTCCCGGGCTGGTTTCCTGGATTAGTATCTACGATTCTTCCTCCGGATCCTTCCAGGGTTCCTCATAGCCCATAGCCCGCTTGCTGTCGCTGATGCCTGCTGTGGTCGGGTCTACAGCAATGCCGAGGATCACCAGCAACGCGAATACAGCGTCCACTACCGCCAGGATCTTCCCCACCAGCGTGGTAAAGTCCAGCGTGAATCCGAACACCGCGGCCACAGCCTGCACCACCAGTGCGACAGCCGGGATAACCGCCATCCAGAATGCCTTGTTTTTGATCCTTACCTTCCAGTTCATCTGCATGTTATGCTCCCTTCTTCTCGAGGTCCTCTACCCGCTGCTCCAACTTGTAGGTCCTCTCGACGACCTGATTATGCTTGTCTACCTTTTTCTCCAGTTGCTCGATCCTGTAGGCCATCAGCGCGGTGCTCTTCCGGTTGCTGATGTACACACCCAGGAATGAAAGAATCGCCGTAAAGATCGGCGCGGCTATCGTATACCATTCCATCAGGACTCTCCTCCTTCGATTTCCTCTTCAGGTTCCGGTTCCGGTGGTGTATACTCTGTGGCTGTCAGCTCTCCGTCATCGTCTACGGTAATGTCAAACAGCTTGGTTGATTCCGCTGTACTGGATGCCAGACGGATCGTCTTCGTGTCCGGGTTGAGTCCTGACAGGCTTGTTGCCAGTCCTCCGACTGTTTCACTCTGATCGTCAATCAGCGTCTTCAGGGCTTTCCCCTGGCGGGCGTCCAGCACTTTCCCGCTGGCCGTCGTGGTCAGGTTGTTTGCCACCTTGCCGGTCAAAGCGCTGTCAACCGCTATGCCTTCGGCATCCATAATCAGCTTTACAGCCTCCGACATTTTCTGATCCAGCTTATCCCAATACCGCGTGTCAATGGGCTTGGTTCCTGTTGGTGCTGCTTTCTGTAAGCAGTATGCAACATTGTTTTCCGTGAACAGAACCACATCGCCGACGTCGTAGCTTGTAGAACCAGAATAGTTTCCGCATAACTTCATACAGGTCATCTCCTCTACTCTTCCGTGATAATACTCCCGGGATAATTATTGTGAAGGGCTTCCGCCTGAGTCTTGTCAAGGTGGTGAATACACACCGTGTACAGCTTTTCAGCCGGTTGGCTTCCCAGCTGTGCATACGCCTTGTCAAGTGCGTCCCAGGTCATCGGCCCGACCACTCCGTCCACCGTCAGCTTGTGATCGCTCTGGAAGCTCTTCACAGCAGCCTCTGTGTTCCTTCCGAAGTCCCCGTCAATCCCGGAAACCCCGATATTATATCCGAGCTTGTACAGCATCGTCTGACACTCTGTGACTTCCTGCCCCTTGCTTCCTTTCCGGATCGTGGGCCGCCAGCCGGTGTTGGCAGGAAACCCGTCATTATCGTCTCCCGGGGCCGCTTCATAGGTAACACCCTTCAGCTCTCCCCAGAATGTCCATTTGGCCAACGTCGCCTTACTCTTGACCACACCGGCTTTCGTGCCCTGGGCTTCGATCACATCACCGTTTCCGATGTACAGACCCACATGTCCGTGCTCACTCTCCGTACCGGTGAACAGCGCCGTTCCGGGTTTCAGTGTTTTCCCGTCTGTACGCTTTCCGTTCTTCATGGTCCCTTTGGCCGTGCAGTAGCTCTTATACATCGTGTTGCTGCCGTGGTACATATATCCGCCCAGCTGCTTGAAGGCCCAGGTAAACAGCCCGCTGCAATCCGCTACATAGTGTCCGATCCACTGGCGGCCATAGTTGATCGTCTGCTCCCTGGTTGCCTTGGCCTGCTTTTCTTTTGTCCACTTCTCACCGGCTGTGCCCCAGATATAGCCCCACTTGTTGTCCAGTGCGTACTGGAACTTATCAATCAGCGCCTGAGTTGTAATCATTTCTTCCTCCATTTATCCGAGAGGATGCAGACCCCCTCAATTAAAACAGCCGCGAATATCGCGGCGATTACCCATATCCACCAGTGCATGGCATTCTCCTATACAGCTTTGAGTTTTCTGAAAGTTACCTTGCCACCATATGACCAACTTGATGATGATGATTTAATATGTGCGCTTCCAACATTGCACCCAAAAATGTAAACTGTTCCAGAAGATACAGCACATGCCAATTTCAGATATCCACTATTTGTTATATCTGATGAACCAGTAATATTCATACTGGAAATCATGTCATAACCAGATGGGAATGGAATTGTATCTATAAGCACAGCACTTTGGCTTTCGATTACAATTTGTCCGCTGCTTCCAAATCCTGCCTGTGCAACATCATGCGATGTTTCAGTATCTGTTGTGACATAAGGTGCCCAGTTTCCTGTTACCTTATTACCGTTCACATAGGCCGTCTTCCCGTTCCGGATATCTCCGGCAGCGGCGTTCGCGTCTCCGGTAAAGTTCCCAGTCACATTTTTATACCGTCCTGCATTGCCTGGATCGCCAACCTTTACCACCACTCCTTTTTTGATATTGCCTGCATCAATATTCTGCGTGGTTGGTGCAATCGCGTCAATGGCATTCACCATCCCAGTCGGGAATCCAAGCTGTGAGCTGGTTCCGCCCTTGGTCCGGATCGCGTTTGCCACCTGCGTCAGCTCAGTATCCGTTGTCAGCAGATTCGCCATCAGTAGCTCCCCCCGTTCGCAAAGGGTACGGTGACCGGGGCAACCACACCGTCATTCCCGACAATCATAAACTTCCCGGCATTTTCCTGTCCCTTGTTCTGGATGCCATAGATCGTTTCGTCAATAAGATCCATGTTGTCGTTGATGTCCTTGATGTCCCGGACGTCGGAGTATGCAGGTTTCTTCAGATAAATATGTTCGGTATACGTTGCCATACAATCACCTCATAAATGTTTTTATACTTTGCTTGCAACAATAGCAACACTCTCCAGGTCGGAATCAGAAATTGTATTCCCGGATCCTGGCTTTTGCAGCGAAATACATATTGCGTCAGCTCCTGACGGCACCGAAACATTTCTGTTGCCGACAGAAACTGTTGCGTCGTAAGGCGAATTATCACCGGAGATGAGCTTTGCAAACACAGCATAGTCGCTGTGCGAAGCGGAATAATCGCAAGCCTCTGTGGAATTGACAAACCAGACCGTAGCCCTGATATCATTGGGAACAGTGATTGATACCCTGTTGGCGCCTTCGCCAATGATAATCGGATAGAATATGGTTCCTGTGCTCTTTATATATTTCTCTGTTGGTGTTTCAGAGTAAATGGCACAATACGCATTTGTATATGCTTCCTTGACAACAAAGTCCTGGCCGGATGTTTCAGACTTGGTATTATAAACACCGATAACATATGCAAACACAAACGTATTAACAGCGGAAACCGTACAGCTTGCAGTCTGCTGTCCGCATGTGGCAGTAATAACTGCTGTACCGACGCCTGTCTGAGTCACAACACCGTTTGTTACTGTGGCGACAGTATCGTCGCTCGTTGTCCATACGACAGCGTCTGTTGTGTCAAGCGGAGTAACAGTGGCTGTAATGGTCCCCGTCGAACCGATAGCCGTTAATGACAGCGTCGCAACACTCAGCGAAATCCCAGTGCATGGAACATTGTCCAGAATTGTAATTGTATCGAGCTTGTTTGTTGCGAAACTCACATCTTTAATCACAAGCGCTTTTCCCATACCTGTCATCCCCCAGTCAGTAACTAATCTCTCGTTCTCCGGCAGCGAGGAATTCCTCGTCATCGCTGTCGTTTCCGGTTGCGACTCCGCCAACACGTACTGCCGTGATCTTTTTGCTTACCAGATCAACGACACACACGTCGATACACTGTTCTGTTGTTGTGCCAGCAACACGGTTGTGCATCCATGGTTCCTGGTTGTTAAACCCTGCATATTTGTCGCTGCCTGTAATAACCACAGGAATACCGCCTGTTGACGTTCTCAGCGCATCAAGATGTGTATGTCCTGCAAACACTCCTGCGATTTCACCGTTTCCGCTGTATGCGTCAAGATAGCTCAGAAAAGCTGCTTTGTCCGAATCAATGTTGAGCGTCGGATCGGTTAAGCTGGTCACGGTATAAATCGTATGAGTGAATATGATAATCGTCCAGCCGCTGTCAACGTCCATTGCGTCGCCCAGCCATGTATATTGCGCTGCCTCAAGGCCGTTCCCGGCGGATCCGTTGTTTGCGCTGTATGTGTTTACCACAATATAGCGTATTTTGTACTTTGGATTATCAATATAGAAGTACCGCCTCAATGGGTTACCGTTCTCATCGTCCAGTCCGGAAGTCAGCAGGTACTGCATTCTTTTTTCTGTTGCACCCTGTCCCATGTATTCATGGTTCCCGGTACATGCGTAGCATCTTCCGTTAATCGCCTGTCTGTATTCTTCGACATGGACCTCGCTGCATCCGTTGGCGATGTCTCCGCCAAGGAACAATTTGTTAATCCTGCACTTCTGAGCGATATACCGGACCAGTTTGAACGACTGGTGTGCATTTGCAGTGCCATTGTTATTGTCAAAGTGCTGGTCCGTAACAAAGATGAACGCATCACCGCCGCAGCTTTCCATCAGTTCCCTGATCCTTGCGCACTTCTGGTCCAGATAGGGCTGGTAGTATCCCGGAAGCTCATACGGATCAGTTGAGTCGAACTTCTTTGTCTTGATGTATCCGTTCTCAATTCTGGCGATCACATTCCCTGCGACATCGCACAGATCGAAGTCCACGGACGCGGCGGCGTCTGTCGGTTTTACCATGACGTCCTTTGTTTTTGAATTGAAGTTTTTCGTCTCAATATGGCCGTCTTTGAACCGGACCAGGACGTTCCCCTGTGGGTCTGTCACGTCAAGATCGATACCGGACGTATTGCTGTTTGCTGTCTTGGGATATATTGCCAGTTTCTCGTTGACGTCATCGATATCGTCACTCAGATCGGATATATCATCGTCTATATCGTCCAAGTCGTCATTGATATCTGATATCGCATCGCCAACAGATTTCGCGTCCGCGGCTTTTCCGCTTACGGCCAGCGTGGTGTCCAGCTCAAGCATATTGCTGGAATCAAAGCTCTTTGTCTGTATATGACCGTTTTTCAGGCGTACGATTACATTGCCGTTTGAATCGCATATGTCAAGATCAACACCTGACTCATCGCTGTCCACCGTCTTTGGTGCTTTGGCGATCTTTCCGTTGAATGTATCCATCTCATCGCCAAGACCGTCAACGTCATCGCTCAGTTCTTCAATACTGCCGTTTATTTCTTCAATTGTATCACCGATCCCATCAATATCTTCACTGATTCCGTCAATATCGTCATTTATTCCGGATATTGCGTCTCCTGTCGCTTTTGCGTCTGCGGCTGTTCCACTTTGTGAAAGCGTACTATCTATCGCAACCGGGCTGGCGGAATCAAAATACTTTGTTATGATATGGCCGTTCTTGAATCTGACCAGGACGTTTCCGTATCTGTCCACAACGTCAAGGTCCACACCGGATTTGTCGCTTTCAACCGTCTTGGCGTTTTTCGCTACGATTTCGTCCAGCCTTCTGATCCCGTCACCGGCCTTCTTCGCGTCCGCGGCAGCACCGGAAACTTCAAGGCTTGCGTCTACAACCACCGTCTGGCCTGTTGGAACATTTTCATCCAGCCAGTCTTCAACAGCTTCAATGATTTCAGCCTGAGACACATCATCAGCCCAGACAGAACCGCCGTTGCCGTCACTCCGGAGAACCTGGTCCAGCTCTCCGTCGTTTGTCGGCTTTGGCATTCTTGTTTCAAGATTCTCTATGATCTCGTTGCTGATGTTTTCAGCTTTTTTGGACTTTCTGTATATATCGTCCAGAATCCGTTCAAGCTGAATAACAAGTGTTCTGTCCTGGTCTTTCCAGTTGCTCGGAATACGAAGCGGCTCGTTGTATCTGGTCGCGTTGTATTTCTGGCTGCCCATTTACACCACCTCAGTCCGGGTCGGTTTCAACCGTAAGCTGCAAACCTCCAAGCAGTCGCCACGGTGCCGTGCTTCCTGCTTCCGTTTCAATAATAATCCGGAACCTTCTTCCGGCACCGCCAAAGTGAATCCGCTTGTATCGGTGTTCTTTCTCAGTTGGCTGGATTGTGTATTCCTTCTGCTTTGTCTTCTTCTCTGTCTGGATACTGATCTTCAGCGTCACTGCATCGTCCTGCACTTCCGGCATGATGTACATGTCGAAACCGCCTTTTTGGATCTGCTTGTGTCCGAAATCCATCCAGGGCGTCACCCACCTGGTGGCAGCGCCGCTGCTCTTCCCGAGCTTCCAGGAATCATATCCGAGAACCAGCACCCTTCCTGGGAGTGTGGAACTGGTGGCGTACAGCTCTTCGTTGGTGGGAAGCAGACTCTCGATGTTCATATCCCGGTAATACAGCGCGGTACCTTCCTCATTGTTAAGGACCACCAGTGCGTTGTTCACCGTACTGTTTCCTACAGGAACAGACAGATAGTACCTGTTCTTGAACAGGCAGCCGCACATCTGGTCCAGCGCTGCCTTGTTCACGGTGTCCCAGATCCGCTTGATCTGCTTCCGTCCGTATTCCGTTACGCTCATTCCGTCGTACTTGGACAGACCGCCGTTGTCAGCCATCAGGATGCGTTCCACGTCCACCGCGATGGTGTTCGGAAACGGAGCACCGCCGCCGTACTGCTCAATGAATACATACTGGCCGGGATCCGTACCGGTTACCCGCCATACCCTGTGTTCCTTGAAAGCAATCAGTTGATTACCGAATGCCTTCAGTGCGGTAAAGCTGTCGCCGTCCCAGCTTGGCTGTTGGATGGATCCTGCACCGTCTTCCGGTTCACCTACCCATGTGGTTGGATCGTCCGGATCACATGCAGGATTATCCGGATCATAATACGGATAGGATCTCCAGTCTGTGGGATTATATGATGCTGAATACACAAGCATATCCGGCTCACCGGCGATAGCGCCTCCCCAGATCCGTTCAGCGTACCGTTCTATCACACCGAATTTTTTCGGGACCTCGTTATCATCCAGCCTGTTCGCTCTTGTATCTATCGTCCGGATGGTCCACTTCGGTGTGTATTCATATTCCCATGTCTCGTTGTTCGGGTTGTTCCAGGTCATTTCCAGTGCGTCCTGCCAGATACTCAGCCGGTCCGGAGGAATAATCATGATCATTCCGTCCTCCGCATTGCTCATCAGCAGTACGTCAATTGGATTGTCGGATACCAATTCATTGATTTCATAGGTTACCCAGCTCCACACATTGCACTGATAGGCTGTAACCGTCTCTGGCAGTACAATTTCAAGCCATCCGATTGTGTCGTGTTCCTGCCTGGCATACAGCTTTCCGCCTGCAGCGCAGACGAGCCATTCCTTGCTTCCGATTCCTGTGTACCAGCGGCGGGTGAACCTTGCCAGCGTCTCTACCCTGTTCTGGAAGTCTCCTTCCATTATTTCATACCCTGCGTGGGGCTGCAGGACGCCTTCCGGGGTCTCCACGTTCAGAACCTCACTGGCATACCGGATATCGGTATTCATGCCGTCCTCGGTCTGCTGAAGGCCCAGGAAACGGTCCAGCCGCACGGTGGCGTCATAGGCATTCAGACTGAAATAGGCCATATCCTCACCGCCTTACGCCGGGATGTTCCGGAAGTTTCTGTATTGCACCTGCGTCCCGTCAGCGTTCAGCCCCGCAGCGCCGCCCTCATCTGAGATCTTCGCCAGCACCTCTTCAAACGCTGTACGATAGGCCATGCCGCGCTGCTGTTTCTGCGGGTTTCCGTTCCTGTATACCAGCCACGTTGCCCAGTCACAGATCGCTCTGTGCGTCCATAACGGCAGGTTCGGCTCATCGGTATCATTTTCCAGCCGCGGATAGTCCACCTGGGGAGTGTGATTTTTAGTCCACACTTTTACCAGCCGGTCATACCCGTCATTGATATAGTCGTTCACATGCGGCAGATAATCTTCGATATCCTCCGCGTCGTTGTTCGTCTGGAACATGATCTGGTCCTTGATCTCTCCGAAGGTCATGGTGATCACCTCAAATCTTGGGATATTTCTCCTTCAGCACCATAAACACAGGCACCGGGACTTCCACATGCTCACCGCGGTGGATGCGGTAGTGTGTTTCCTTCTCTTCGTTCGCAATCGTGACGTGCTCATACTGATCGACCTTGATGCCGTCAGAGCCGTCGCCTTCCAGTTCAGGCAGGAACACGCTCACTGTCGGTCCTTTGTACTTTGTTTCTTCCTTTGCCACTGCAAAGGTCAGATCGTCCATGGGTTCGGTTTCAGGTTTCTTTGCGGCCATAATAAAGCTCCTCTCGTTTATGCATTACTGCTGCTTCCCGCATCCACCAGCATCGCCAGGGAAACGGAGATGTCTTTCAGGCATACTGCCATGATCTGGTTGTAGGCTTCCTCGCCCCGCTGTGCGACCACTGCCTCGATGTTCTCGGTCACTTCTTCCACGCGGGTCTGTTCATTGTCTGCCATGGTTGTTTCCTCCCTTAATAAATTCGGGGAGACCGCCGTCTGTCAGCAGCCTCCCCGAAGGGGTTATTAGTCGCTTACACCGTGCTCGATACGCACAATGAAGTCGTCCTGGATCACCGCACAGGCGAAGAAGGGAACCTTCCACGCAATGGTGCCGCGCTGATTCAGCGGGTCGTCGGAACCGCTGGAACCGAGCTGCTTCACGATGATCTGGATGTTGGGCTTGCCCTTGCCGCCCAGCTTCACCAGGCCGAAGGCATCCTGGCCGTAGATGATGGAAGCATGCACTTCATCACCGTTGGAAGCGCCGCCGGAAGGAACAATCTTCAGGCTCTTCGCCGTTGTCCAGTTCTCCGTGACACTGGTGGCAGGCACCCAGCGGAACAGGACTTTAGTCTGGTTCGCTGTGGCGGACGGCCATACACGTTTGATGCACATCGGAGTCACATAGTTCGTGTCGGAATAGGTATACTGTACATACACCATCTTGCCGGTGATCTCCCGGGCCTCGTCCTCGGTCATGGTATCCGTCAGGGTCATGATCCGGTTGGTGGCGTCGAAGTCAGCATAGGCAGTCAGGTAGGACTTGTCGCCGTAGATCTTGCTCTCAGCGGCAAAAATCTTGCCGTTGTCCACTTCAAAGAACTTGACCTTGTAGATCGTGCCAAGCTCATACTTCTGGACGCGGCTGTCGCTCTGATATACAGAGACATCGTTCCAGTGCTGATCCTGGGTCAGATCATAGTAGGTATCGTGGTCGATCTTGGCATGGAAGAAACCGTCAGAGAACGGCTGAGCGCCCTTCTTCTTCAGGTTCCGGACCGCCTTCTTGATCACCGCGTAGGTCAGGATGTTGCTCTTCGTCAGGGAAGCGCGGCTGGTCACGGTACCGGGATACATTACGTTCAGACCGGCCATAATCTGGTCGCGGCCAACGGTGTCGATGGACAGCTGGGCCTGACGGTTCAGACGGTCAGAGATCGCCTGGGTTTTCTTGTCAACGTGCCACAGATCAAGTTCATCGGTGTAGGCCATGTAGCCGCCGTAGTTCTTGGTCATGACGGTGAAGGCCGTCTCTTCGAGCTTCTGACCATCAGGGGTCACGCCTTCATACAGGGGCTTGGTGATCGCGGGCAGCTCGGTATAGCGGAAGAATTTGACATGCTTGCCGTTTCCTTTGGGCTGCTCGATCATCTGGGCATCCTTCATATAGCCCAGGTTGGGTTCGACGTTCTTCAAAGCCCTGCGCTGCAGGTAGCTTTCCAGCATGGTCGGGGCCAGAGACGCCTGATAAGATACGTTCATGTTCGCATTCGGCATAGGTTCGCACTCTCCTTTACTTTCTCAGCGAGTAGCGCGCCCCCTCCTTGATTCTCTTCTCCATACGGTCAAACTGTTCGTCGCTCATCGTGTCGATGGCATTGGGGTTTGTGCCGCTGGCTCCGTTGGGGGAGCGCATTGGCGCGGGGGCTTTCCTCGACTTCTTCTGACCGGCCAGCATATCAGCCACATCATAGAAGTCCATTTCCCCGCGGACTACTTTTTGCTTGATGGTTTCGTTGTTCATGAATTCCGTTGTTACGTCGATTCCCCGTTTCTCGAGGATGACGTCTGCCTGATGACGCAGCATAGAGATCCTGGCCTTTACGCCTGGATCCTCCTTTGGAGCAAACTGCCCATTGGCCTGTCTCGGCTGGGGCTTGCTGTCAGCCGCCGGAGCGGTCTGAGGCTGTCCCTGCCGGTAGCGCACAAGCTCCCGGGCCGTCTCGATGTCCTTCACCTTGCCGGTCCTCAAAAGCTCCTGCGCATCCATTTCCATCAGCCGTTCCCGGATCGGGGCAAACTGGTTTTCGTACTCGGACCGGATCTTGGCCCGTTCCTGCTCCAGCGCCTTGGAAACAGCTTTGTCTACCCGTTGCTTGATCCACCCAGGTTCGCTTGCGCCTTTCGATTCCTTTTCGGGCTTCTCTTCTTCGGGCTGTCCTTCGTCCTCTTCCTCCGTCAGGGACTCCAGACTCTCTTCGGACTCGTCCTGTTCTTCGACAACGTCTTCCGGAAGCGTGTCGTCCGCTTCAACGTCGTCAATCTCGTCGACCATGGTCTCTTCGTAATCCATTGAAAGGATTCTCCTTTCGCGCATCCGTGAAAACGCGGCCTGCGTGTTTATTTACAAAAACCCCGTGAAAACGCGGGGATTCTGTCAGAGAATTATGTGGGCAGCGGCTGCCCTGTCTGCTGGCCCATCCTGCTTCTTGCAGCGTTCACCACAGCGCTTGTGCTGTTCGGTCCGCCTCCGGCTTCGGCGGCCTTGATCGGTGCTCCGCCGCTCACATAGCCGTTCCCGCGCCTGGATCCCATTTCAGCCAGAGCGTTCGTCATCTGTGTCGTGGTCTTCCGCAGGTTCTGGTTTTCTGCCTGGGTCTGCTCCAGTTGCGCTCCGAGCTGCTCTACCTGCTGCTGTAATTGCTGCATCTGCTGCTGGTAGGTCTCATTGGCCTTGATCACCGGCAGCACCTTATCCTTGCCGTCAAGGTTCAGGATCTGGAACAGACTGCTCAGCGGGAAGAACTGCTGTGCCTGGGCGCTCATCGTGTAGGCCTCCATGAACATCTCGTTCTGGCTGGCTACCCGCTGCGGATCCCTGCTGCTGACCTCGATCTGCACCGTGTACGGCGGCGGATTCACCACGCCCTTGGTCTTTTTGCCGAAGAGGCGCTTGGTATCCACTCTCAGTTCCTGCTGCCGTCCGGTAATCATGATCGTCCGCTCATCGTCATAGAACTGAGCCATCAGCCAGATGATCTGCTCGACCATGTTCTTGAATCCGTACTTCAGCTGCTCTGTCCGCATGCTGGCCACTTTGCCGCCAGCCTGGATCAGGCTGTTGATCGCCTTGCCGGAAACAATGCCACCGGTCGTCTCGCCGCGGGTAAACTGGTTCGCGCCGCTGTCAGCCTTCAGGTCGCTCTGGAACATCGTCATCAGCTGCGTGATCGTGCTGTTGAACGGTTTGTTTTCCATCCAGTTCCAGGCATCGCCCTGGGTGATCTGGTCGCCCTCAATCACGTCCACGGTCCAGTCCGTCAGAGCATCCTTATCGATTCCGCTTTCCCGGCGGACCAGCATCCTGGCCTTGCTGCTCATCCTGGCATTCATATCGGCGTATGCAGCGTACCGGTTGATATACCGCATCATCGGTGCCAGTTCCCGGACAAGACCCTCACCGGCCAGCGATCCCTCAATGCTGTCGTGTACATCCAGCACGAACGGATACAGGCCGTGGTCATAAACGTCTTTCTGTTTATCCAGCAGAGCGCCACCGGCAGCGTAGGCTACGTTCACCTTGTACCGGCGGGTGGAAGCGTCGTACTCCCGCCACCAGTATTCAATCAGCAGCGCCCTCTTCTCGTCGTTCGCGTGTTCTGCGTCTTCCTGGCCGGTCGTCATGCCCACATTGTTGTGGGTGCCGTCATCGGCATAGACATACTTGCCTTCCTCCGGATAATGCTCCTTGTACCAGGAAAGCGGATGCCAGGAAACCTTCATCACCGCGCGGCAGTCCTGCAGGTTATCCGCGGTCGGGTCCCAAAGGAATGCTTCAATCGGCCAGCGGATGAGCGCGATCTCGCCCTTCCCGTAGGCCATGTCCGGATCCCAGGCGATCTGCATCACCGCGGTCCCGGTCGTATAGAAGTCCTCACAGCGCCGGTAATGCAGCTGCTCGAAGTCGTTCGCACAGTAGACCACATAGTGGACCATGTCCTGCAGATCGTCCGCGCAGTCCTGCATCATCATCGTTTCCGGGAGGAGCTTCGCTTCAGGCATGCTCAGCATCTGGTCGGAGACCACATTGTTGATCGTGCTCTTCAGCGTCTGCAGCTGGATCGTCCGCTTGCCGTTCTGCTGTACCGTAATCGGATCATCCTGATCTGGATCATCCATGTGCAGGATCCGTCTGCAGTCCTTTGCAGCCTGATGGTACGGATCGTTGATCTGCTCGAACATATCCAGCCGGTCATAGATCCTCTCGACCAGTTCCTTGTCCTCTTCGTCCAGGGGCTGTTCTTCGTCGATGTACTCTTCCTGCAGCTCCAGTTCTTTATCTGTCATACGATCACCTCATAAAAAGCGCGGCGGGAAGTTAAAGCAGGTAACGCTCCTCCCTCTTATTTTTATTTTTTGCACGCCGCGCCGCGCTTACTCATCAAACGGGCTGAACGGTTTGTATTCCTTCGGCGGTTTCTTGCTTGCCGTGATGGGATGATCCATCAGGAAATACCTTGTCGCGTCATAGTCGTGGTCCTCTGCGTCAGTGTCAACGTCCTCCCGCTTCTTCTCGTCATACGGCAGGTTCGGTACCGTCCGAATCCAGTCGTAACAGGTATTAAAAACGTACATGCCCGGTTTGCCGTCCTCATCGAACCGCAGCCGTTCATGTACTTCCATCTTTCCTGCTATCCGCGTGTTGTCGCCTTTGCTGAACACCACGCCTTTTGTGCGTCCCTGATAGCCCGGTGCCATCTGGTCAGCCACGGAGAACCCGCGGCTCTTGTCGAAGATCGACGGGTCCGCTGTCCGGATCACCCGCAGGTTATTCCGGATCTCGTCCTCTTCCCTCTCCAGGATACCGTCAGCGATCTGTACCGGCGTCAGCTTAATCCCGGTGTCCGCCTTCCGCGGAACGCATCCGTACCATTCCCGGTACAGGTACGCCCTGCCGCGGAAATCCATCGCCCACCACTGGCAGGCAAACGGTTCGCTGTACCCATAGTCGAAGCTGAAGTACCGCGGCCAGTCGTGCGGAATCTCGAACGGCTCAATGACGTGGGTGCGCTTCCTGTCAAGGTAGTGCGCGGGATCGTTCACAAACTCTGTGAACACCTGGCCCTCGAAGGAATCCCAGTCACCATTCAGCAATGCCCGCCGCAGCGCCTCCGGTTTCTGCTCCAGCTCGAAGATGTAGTCGTCCGTGATGAACGGATTCTCCGTCGCCAGCGCCGGGATGTACTGCGTCCTGATCTTCTTCGCCTTGTGCAGCGTCTCCGAGTAGATCTCCTGCGTCTGGATCTCCATGTACGGTCCGGCATCCACAAACATTTTCTTGACCCAGCCATGCCCGATGTTCCCGGGGTTGCTGGCGGACCGGACAATCGGTACCACACCGAGACTCTTCTTCGCCCTCAGACGGGTTTTGATGAAGTCGTAGATGCTCTGCTCAAAGGACGTCAGCTCGTCAAAGTACAGGAACTGTATCTCGATACCGGAATACTTGAACCTGTCAGCCTCGTTCTCGCAGTGGCGGAAAAGGATCTTCGATCCGTTCACCAGTTTGAACTCATGTCGGCCAGCATTGTATACCGCCAGCGCCTCAGGGTATGACGCCTGCGCTTCCTTGATGTCCGTGTCTTCCAGTTCGCCATAGGACCGCCGGAACACAACCGCCGTCGTCCCCGGATTCCGCAGCGTCCGGAAAAGCGCATCCATGATCAGCGCCTTCGTCTTCCCGCCGCCAGCGGCACCGCCATACAGAATCTCGTTCGCCTTGCTTGCATGGAACATCGCCTGCTTCGGCGTCGGCTGGTAATTGATCACAACGTTCGCCATCAGAACACCCCATCAGAGGAAAATTGGCCTCACTGGCAGCTCATGAAAAAGACTCGCCCTGGCATGGCCGCTTATCAGGAAGAAAGCATTAAGGAGGTATATACCGCCAGTGAGACCAAAGTGTGAACTAAAATTTTCTTGACCACCAAGCAGGACATCAGCCAGTCCACTGCTGTAAAAAATTTACTCCCCATGGTGGAGAGGATTGGGGCGGGGAAGCTAATTTCCGCTTCGCCGCGGGACCGGGGGAGTCCCTGGCACGATTCGGCCCCCCGGGGTTTCAGCTGACCACCCCCTCCCCGGGTATCAGATCTTCCTGGTGATCCGATGTCGGTGGGGGCTGATGCTCTGCCGGTCCAGCTGCCCTGCCCTGCTCCGGTCCCTGCCCTGCTGCTCTGCTGCAGCCAGGGCGGAGGGGGTGGTGGGGGGAGGGGGTGGCCCTGCCCTACTCTATCAATCCACCATGCGACCGGTCCGGTCGGGGCGGCTGGCTCCCTGCTGTCCTATGCAATCTATGCATAAATCCATCAGATTCCTGCATATTCCCTGTATAATTCTCCGTCTTGTGGTCTGGAAATAATCGACCACAATATATTGTGTCTAACTATTCGTAAAACAACGGTTTTACGAATAGTTGCATCAATCATCGTCCGGAGAACCGATATCAGGCAGTCCCTCGATCTGAACATGAATCGTGTTCTGTTCGTCTCCGTTGATCAGCTTGGTCCCGTAGGCCAGCGCCAAGTTGGCGTGCTGTGTTCTCCGCCAGGGTAATTCCTTGTCCTTCAGGCCTTCCTTGATCACTTCTGTGGCATCGCTCAGGATATCTCCCCAAATTTCCTTGAAGGCCGTCAGCCACTCTTTCTGATAATCCGGATGTTTCCGCCAGCGGCACATCCTGACGTCATATTTGTTTGTTTCCTGGTCCGTCAATGTGTCAATATCGACGTGGAACAGCTTCTGAAATATTTCCTTCCGGGGAACATTCTGGACCACAAGCCTGATCCACAGCTTCATCTCCGGCGTGAAACCGTTGTTTTCCTTGGCCATACTGCCTCCTTTCCGCCCTGCCAGCCCCGGGGAGGGGTGGCGCTTACTCGAGTTTCTATGCATCGCCCCTTCAGCCTATAAAAAGCCTTTACTGGCTCTACATGGGCTGTAATAGGGATTTAATGGCATATAAACTGAGCTAAATGGCTGTGAATTACTGGTTGTAAGATGAGAATAGAAAAAGCACCAGTTACTGTTTACTGGTGCCTCTCTGATATAGATATATCACTATAACACATTATACTGTCAAGTGTATGCAGTGTCAACACAATATGGTGGGTTTTTGGCTGTTGACAGAGATTTTTTTGTGTGGCTGTCAAAGAGAGTGTTTCCGGCCTCTTTTTGCTGGCTGAAAAAAATTTTTCTGAAGGGGGTTGACAGGGGTACTCACCCTGTGGTACCATAGCCTCACCGAAGGGTACTCACCCTACCAACCGACCGAAAGAGGAGGAACACAACAATGAAGTACAGCGAAATGAAAGAAACCTTCAAAGAGGAACTGAGCTTCCTGAGAATGATCACCGAGTACGAATCCGATCTGGAGCAGATCCACAACATGAAGGAAGCTGCCGTTAACATCGAAGGCTGGCAGAACGACGGATACGACGAGTTCCCAAAGAGCTTCACCAGGATTGATGGACCGAGCATCCTGATGGCGCTGTGGAACACCTTCATCGTTCCTGATGAAGATACCAAGAAGGCGATCCAGTCCGAAGAATGTGAGGAGCAGTTTAAGAAGGATCATCCTGATTGGCTGGCATTCGATAGCTACTATCCGGATGGTTCCTGCCTCTTCATCAATCCGGACGCGATCTCCGAAATGTTGGTCCGGCATAATTATGATGCAGCACACCGGGAACTGATCGCCAAGGCCCTGATGGCCTACCACAAGAACTACACCGACAACCTGTGAGAGGAGGACAAAACCATGGGAATGTACTACGCAATCGAGATCATCGGATACGGCGCGAAAGCCCGCTACACCATCAAGGACGTCTGGAAGGAAGGCGGCAGGCTCGGCAGCATCACCCTGCACCCGGTCAAAGCCGGTCAGGTATTCAGGACCAAAGAGGCCGCCATGGAAGCCGCTGAAAGCATGGGAATCACAATCGACAAGATCGGCACATTCTACGAGATCATTTGAAGGAGGGCAAATCGACATGAAGTTGACAGATCAGGAAGCAATCAAGGCACTCAAGAAGGTAAACATCTGCCAGTTATCTGAAATGATTGATGAATACCCGGAATCGGATGTCGATGGTCGGTCTGATTGGGAAATGATTGCTAACGAAGCTGGATGGTTGCTCGACTCATTCAACAGCGGCGATACCGCACATAGCGATGACCTGCGTGATGCCCGTGAGTTTATTCGGGACTATCAGAAGGGTATAATTCAAAAGCGGTACTGCTATCGGATTGAAGATGCACGGGCAACAGTCAACGAGTACAACCGCCTAACACGGTTTGTAAAGAAACTCAAGGGAATGGGATTGTATTGCCCGTACTGCTAACCGATACACCGAGCCGGGGCGGTATATCCCCGGCTTTTGAAAAATGGCACGTTGGATTATAAGAGAAGCATACCCCGGAACTGGTTATCCCTTCTTTGATGCGAAGTGCAGCAATTGTGGATTCAAGACACCAACGCCAATTGCTGAATCACAATGCCCAAGATGTAAATCAACGATGATTGACAATTGTGATATTATTGAGAAAAGGGGTGAGTACACTATGGGAACACCAGCCTATGACAAGGCAAACACCAGGCGAATTAACCTGAAGCTGAACAACAAAACGGATGCAGACATCATTGCCCAGCTTGAGAGCCTGAAATCATCCGAAGGCATCCAGGGATACCTAAAGCGCCTGATCCGGGAAGACATCGGCAAGAAAGAGACCGCCTCGAAATGAGGCGGCCATTTTTATTGCCATGGTTCTTCCTGTTTTTGCTTGTCAGTTGGCTCTCCGGTCCACATTCTCCACGTTTTATTGTATTCCCTTTTCTTATAATTCCCAATACCGATCAACGGCTCAAATTGTAAATCAAGATTTGTTTTTGTCTGTGTCATCATAAATGCCCATAATCCTTGTTTTTGATCTCTGTGTTCGACAAATACAGGTCCTCTTAATGTCCACGGCCATCGTTCTTCCCCGAGTTCTTTAAGCTGAATAATACGAGCTTTATGTGCCATGTTTATTATCCTCTCGGTTAAGTATTTTCTGAGCTTCAGCCAGTGCCCAGCCATGAGCACGGTATATGCTTCTCGGATCACTGTATTTCAGCTCGTCCGATATTGACCTGAACGACCAGCCGGAAAGATACCTGTAGCTCAGAATCTGCCTGTACTTTTCCTGCTGAATCTGTCCTATGACATGTTCAGCCCTGGTGATAATCGCACTGTAATGCCGTATTTTATCGTTCAGGTCCTTGGTGGCGTCCACAATCCCTATGGCGGCCTGTTCCACCCTGGAATTGCCCTTCTGGTGGCCGCCAGAGGCACTGATATTGCTTGTGCTGCTCAATCCCAAATCCTCATAATGTCGAAGTCTCGCCTGAAGCATTTTCAGCTCCGTCTCCGCCTTCTTCACCTGGAGGAAGAATTCCTTCGACGTCAATGGCGCTCACCTCCTCCGGATTATTCACCAGGGTGATTTTATCCGCCAGCATCCAGTCAGCGCAGCCCTTACCATCAGCCTTGGCCTGAAGCTGGCACTCGTTCTGATCCTCGCAATACTCACAGGGACTGCCGCCAGCGATCATGCTGTCGATGCAGGCATTGTAGGCCTTCACGTCTGCTGCATACAGTCCGTTGGCATGTTCCAGTTCCTCAATTCGCTTTGCTGCCTCTCTGGCAGCCTGTCTTCCGTTCATTCCCACTTCACCGACCTTCCCATTCAATACGTTTCCCGCAACAACGGCAGTAATTGTCCTCACGGATTAACTGCACACCACACAAGTCACAGCAACAATCCGTGATATAAGTCATTTCACATGATGGTTCTGGATGAACAACCGCATCCTGCTCTTTCAGCAGGGCAAGAACTTCACTATATAAGGGCAATGGAATTTCCATATACCCTGATTTATTTGCTATTGTTTCTTTTTCAAGACATTCGATTATCTTGTTTCTGTTCATCGCAATACCCCCCTATTGCGAAGTTTGTTGTCTTTAGGTCACTTCTTTTTGAACTCTAAAAGCCAAAAGACAAGTGTAATTACAATTCCTATTGCTACCCCTATTAGCAAAGAACGAATATCAATCATTGACATCACTCCTTTATGTCACATCTTTGGAATCAACTTGATACTCAAGCCTTTCTATCCACGATGCACATCTATACACAAGGCGATTGCATTTGTTCAAATCTCCATGAATATCACAAAACCAACCGGACAACGCACCGCCGTCATGACAATGATTGCAATTCCAACAAGCAGAATCACTTAATGGCAAATCAAGTGTATACTTTTGGCTACCATCATTAAAACCTCTTTGATAAATCTTATTTGCTGCATTTTGGAGCAATTCATTGATGTTTGCTGAATCGTCTATTGACTCTTTAAATATTTGCTTTACTTCTGCAAACGATATTTCCATAAGACCTCCACCTGTGTTAAAGCGTCATTTAAGTTTGCATTTCTCGCAATTTGGATTCCATTTCATGTCAAACGGAATCGTCGGTTGCTCCTTTACTCCGTTCAAAATATCTTTGTACGCTTTCATTTCGGCTTCGATTTCATTATCAGTTCCAAGCGCAAGAGCCATTATCCCCTGTAAGCTTATCGCTTCTTCCAATTGTTTTTCTAACACATCAGCATCAATCAGTCTCATTCACTTCACCACCCCTTCTTAATTCTGTAATGCCGTTTGATAATTCTCAATCTAATCCTGTCGATCAAACGTTTGGCTTTGCATAACATCCGCATTCTGCTGTCACAAACCTCACAACAGTCTTGTGCTTCACAAAACCCGTATGTAATTGACTTGTATTGGGTGTGATTGTTTGCCCATCGTAAGTTTTCTACTTCTTCCAACGGGGGCCAGTTAATCAGTTTCTGCCGTCTGCGACCGATTTTCATTCCCACTTCACCGCCTGTCCGCAAAATCCACAGAATGAATGTGCTGATTGAATCCAGTTTCTGCACTTTGGGCAGATACCGCCGTATACGCCGAATCCATGCTCTTTTGTCTTTTTAATAGTTACCGCTTCCTGCTCTTTCAGTAAAGCAATCAATCCTGCTACCAAGTCATGCGGCACAGCAACTGTTTTGCTTCCAGCAGGAGTACTACCCCAAATATCCCATAAATCCTCAACAATTTCCGTTCTATTCATTTCCTCAATACTCCCCTATTCGAAGTTAGTTATCCTTATATGGGCATCCGGTAAAATACTTACAATGGCCTTCCGGTGCATGATATTGGCATCCATCGCGTCTGTGTGTGACATCCTTCTCGCACCCGGTCATTTTCGCTCCACAATTCGGACACCACTTCCAAACGCAACTCCAACCATAAGCATCCTCAAATTTGTGTTCAAAACCGCATCGTGAACAGGAAAGCGTTTCTGCCGTATCACCTTCGATCAAATCCGTTGAAACATGGTATACACGGGTGAACAACCACTCTCCAGTTCTGATAGTTTCTTTTAACTTGCTATCACTCATAAGTTCTCAATACGTTCCTTCCCAAATAATCTTGAACCTATCTGGTGGGCAATACGATATACCCTTATTTCAGTTTGACGCATAGACGACAATCGCTTCCTGCCAGTACGGCTCGAATGCTTTCATCCGTTTTTCGACTTCCGCATCCTGCTCTTCTTCTGAAGCATCCCGCATATCGTCATAAACCTGATCTGCAATATCATCTCTCAATTCATCTTCGCCGATATAAACAATTTCATCATTCGGCGGATCAGGAGCATCCAGCGGCAATACAAGAACATGGTTCTTTTCAACGCTAATGCTTGTGCAAGTCATATAGCTGTAATCGCCTGTGTTTGCTTCTTCCCCGGCAAAAATTAGCAATGGCAGATCCGGGTTCTTAACAATTAATTTCTTCAATGCTTCTGTCTTATGCAGAAGGTCGCCTTTTAACCAATCTTTCATGTCTACAATACTCCCCTTTTGTGTCTCAGTCCTCATCAATCTGCTTTGCAAAGTCCACGATGTGCTTCATGTCGCAGACCATCTTGTACAGCTTCATAAACTCCAGGCAGTCAATGCTGACAGTCCCGCTCTTCCTGTCATACATCTCTTTCAGCTTTTGCTTCATGTACTGGTATAGGTCTTCCATTGTTTTCGCTCCCTTCGATTTGTAACTTGTAAACGAATTAACTGTAAATTCAGTGCTCCCTATATATATACAATCTATATACTCTTTTATATATAACCAAGTTACAAGGTTACAAGAATAGAGAGAGTATATATATATCAACGGTTTGAGGCTGTAACCAAGATTGTAACTGCCTAAACCATTCCGGTTTACTTCCAGAAGGGAAAGAATTTGCTGATATCCTTCTTCCTGTAGACCTTCTGGACTCCCCAGGGTGTCCTGGCCACCTTTTCCGCCTTTTCCCAATCTTTCATCTCATTCATGATCTTGGCGATCTCGATGGAATCTGACCGGGATGGCTTGCTTTCCTCTGACTCGTTCAGCGCCCTGTGCCACAGCTCAATGATGCTGACGGTGTCTGTCGGGCTGTGCTTCGCGTCGTCCAGGTATGTTCTGATAGCGCCGATCCGCCAGTCGTCTTCCTCCGCGCTGCTCTGGGCCTGTCGGATAATGTCGATCAGTTCCCGCTTGGCGTATGGCAGCAGCTTTCCCTGTTTGTACATAGCCAGCGCTTCTGCCCAGCACTGACGGATATATTCCCGCAGCTCTTCTTCCCGGCCAAGCATGTCGTACCCGTCCTCCGCGCACCTGACGGGGTAAAACCGCCGGTTCCCTGTCTTGTCAGCCAGGAATTGTGCGTTGTTGGTGGTCCCGATGAACATACACCGCCGCGGGATGGTTTCCACATGCCGCTTGTATGGCGCTCGATAGCTGTCTTCCTGGGCCGTGATATAGGCCTTTACGGCCTCTGCTTCCTTGACCTTGGTCATTGCCATCAACTCAGCGACCTCGCCGATCCAGACGCCTCTGAGCGTCTCTATGCCCTCTTTCCCGGCGATTGTTTTGATCTCCCGGAAATACTGGTCATCAATGTTCAGCCAGCGGACCAGAGTGCTCTTCCCGCCTCCCTGGCGGCCCACCAGCACGACCATGTCGTCAAACTTGCATCCCGGCCTGTAGGCCCTGTGGATTCCGCCCGCGAAAATCAGCCGGGAAACTTCCCGGCTGTAAGCATTATCTTCCGCCTTCACTGCCTCTGTCAGAAAATGCTCCATCCGTGGCTTCCCGTCCCATTTGATGCTTTCCAGCAGGTCCGTCAGCGGGTTCACCTTCCTCCCGGCGAAGTACATCAGCGTGGCTGCTTCCAGCATTTTCGGTGCGTACAGCCCGTAGTTGGTCTGGAAGTAGGCCGCCATCCTGGCGTCGTCCACGTCACCCCACTGGATCCATTCCCCGGCCTGTGAATTCCACCATTCCGGTTTCCCGGTCATCTCGTTCATCCGCAGCCGGTCCCCGTACTTTTCTTCGATCAGATTGATAAACGTCTCTATCGTCGGCTTGGCCACCTGGAACCGCAGTCCCTGCGTCAGGCTGACCTGGCTTTTGCCTGATCCATCAGCTTTTGACTCCGCCATTGTCTCACCTCCTCCCTGATCTCCCGGCACCGGTCGATCTTGTATTCCAGGTATTCCATTTCACTTTTCAGCCGCAGCATCTCGATATACTCGTCCGCTGTCAGCACACTCTTGTCCTTGGAAGCAATCGCGCTCATCCTGTCGGCCATCCCGTCCAGGTCCAGATTGATCATCTCCGTGATAATCTCTGTCTGTTCGATCAGATTGCCCGCCAGACGGTCCAGATTGCGTCTGAATGCCCTTCTGTCGGTCTCTGCAAGCGGATCGCCGGGTTCGGTGAGACCCAGCTTAAAATGGCTGTCAATGGCCTTTACGGCCTCATAGTATCTGCAGCCTTCGTGCTCCATCACAAAGTCGATCACACTGCCGCCCTTCCCGCAGCCAAAGCAGTGCCAGCCCTTCCGGCCCTTGTAGACCTTCAGGCTGGCGTTGTGGTCTCCGTGAAACGGACAGTTCATGAAACCGTGCTTTGTCCGGTATCCGTACAGCTCCATCACCTGTTCCGTGTCGATCCGGTCCTTGATCACTTCTCCGGCTGTCCAGCCATCCATATTACCGGCCTCCCAGCATGCAGAGCTGTTCCACCCGTCTCCCCTGCTTTTCCTTGATGATCTCTCCGAAGTAATCCGCCATGCCGCACTGCAGCGCGATCATCAGCGGATGATCCCCGCTTTCCGCGCACTGCTTTGATATCATCTCCGTGAACCGGAAAACGTCTTCCTGGCTCCATTCGCAGTCGTGGAACATCTCATGCAGCATATAAACCTTTGCCCATATATCCCGTTCCTGCTCTGTCAGCTTGGTTGTCATTCTCTTTCACCCCTCAGATATTCCATCAGCACCTTTCCGGTGCTGCGTCCGTCACAGAACCGGAACATCACGCCGTACTTTTCCTGCATCGTGATCATGGCCTTCTTCAGCACTGCCGGATTAAACAGATATTTCGGCCTGCCGTCCCTGCCCATGGGGGACCGCCAGTTTTCCAGCAGTCCCCCTGGCAGTGTTTCCTCTGTCAGCACAATCAGCCTGATCCCGCACCGCTGTGCTCTTTCGCACTCGTCCCGGAAACGGTCGTGTTCCTGGAAAACGTTGCTGGCCAGCTCCGGTACGCCCTGTTTGGTATCCACAGAGATATCGCCCTTCCCGGCGATCTGATAGTCGCCTACGTTCAGCGCCTGACGGATAATCTCGATTCCCTGCTGCTGGCAGTACGCATGGATGTTCCTGTGCTTGTTCTTCTGGTTCCTGGTATCCTCATACAGCACCATCAGAAGGGAAGCTCCGCTGTATTGATTTCCACCTGGGTAAATCCCGTCGTGGCCGTCGTTGTTGTCGGTGCTAAAGGGTCCGGCGCGGCATCCTTCCGCTCCCGGGGTTTCATGGCCTTCACAAGGCCCTTCCGCACATCGTCCGCGGTTTCCAGCTTGCCGATCCTGGTAAACGGATTCCCGTTGTAGCTGTCTTCCTGCATATTGATGCCGACGATCTTTCCGACCAGTTTCTGCTCGTCCCCGTCAAAATGGAATCCCTGGTTGCTGCTCTGGAAGCGGTAAATCAGGTCGTTCATCCGCCGCTGGTCGCTTTCCGGATACTTGGCGTTCGGATTATCGCTGTTCGGAATCCGCAGCTTGTATACGCCCTTGAATTTCACCTCTCCGTACTTGCTCCCGGCCTTCCTGGCCTCGGTAAACTTGTTCATGAAAAAGTCCTTGTATTCACCTTCAACCACATCCAGCGCCAGCTTCAGCTGCTGATCCGGATATGTTCCTTCGATCTCCGCCTTCAGGACCTTGGCCACATACGGCCCCGCCGGAAGCTGTCCGTAGCTGCTGCTCTTGCTTTCTTCTGCTTTCATTCCGTCGTACTTAATCATTCTTGGTTTTCCTCGCTTTCTTTGATCGTGTTGTATTCTGGAAATAGCGGACATCTCAGTCCGTAATCCACGTTGTGAAATGGCAGGATTTCCCCTGTCCGGAGGCACCGGAACCGCGTCCCGCTGTTCTCTGTATGGCAGAATTCGCACAGGTCGCAGACCACCCGGTCCTTCGGAAAATGAATCTCCAGTGTGATGCTGGCCGTGACATATTCCACACAGCCCCGTTCGTATTTAGCCATCAGGCCGCTCCGCCTCCCTCTTCTCTTCCAGCCATTCGTTGGCGTCCTGGATCATGATGCATCTCTCGCATCCGAATACATCGCCGTTCATGTCCGCGTAGATTTCCAGGCATTCCTCCCCGCAGACCGGGCAGTAAACCGTTTCCGCCTCTGGCGGCCCATACGTTTCAGCCTCCCGGATATAAGGTGCATCAGCAATCTGTTCCACTGTCTTCCCACCCTTCTTCCGGAGGATCCGTAAAAGGGAGTGGTTCCTCCTCGTCCTTGTAATGGTAGTCATCCTTGGACAGCTCCGCGTCCAGCATCAGATCGTCGATCTTGAAGTACACCGGGCAGTCCTCCGGCTCCAGTTCCCCTTTGGCATCCATCCAGCAGTGCTGCGCATACCGGCAGTGTTCATTGGCACAGGCCATCACTTTTTCCCTCCGATTCCGTAGTATTCCCGGATCGTTTTGTCCACGATCACCAGGTCGTTCGGGATCTTTTCCTCAAACATGCCTTCAGGGCTTTTCGCTGTGTCAGTCCCATCGCTCTGTGTACTGAACCAGTGGTCGTGGCCGTCAGTGTGTGCTCTGAGAACAATGTCAAAGCAGCCCTCCAGTGTCAGCTTTTCATCCAGCATCTTTCCGATGGTTTTCGCCTTCAGTTTTCCTGTGTTGCTGTCCATTTCCGGATGATGCAGGAAGTACACCGTCACATCATCCGGCAGATCATTGTTCACCGCGTGGATCAGGTCCCGGAAATGGCATCCGATGTCCATAAACTTCTGGTAGCCGGTCTCACTGGCGCGGTTGAAAAACTCATTAGCCATGATGTACTGGCTGTCGTCGATCACGATGGTCTTGGCCTTCACCTGTGACAGAAGACGCTGGATCACCTGGCCCTGCCGCATCGTGATCTTCCTTCCGTTCACTTCGCCTTCCGTTTCCTTGACCTTGAAGGTGTTAAACTGCTTTTTGAACGGTAGCCGGTTCTTCTCACACAGGAAGATACCGACCTTGTCCGGATCGAAGTTCTTAATGCTGTACGTCTTTCCGCTGCCGCTTTCACCGAGAATCAATACTGGAATACCCATTTTGCTTTCCTCCCTTATTTCATCAATGCTGTGTCATGTGCTCTGGCCGCGGCCTGCAGCATCCGGATCACAGACTCCACGTCTGACAGGTCCAGCAGCAGATGGCCGCGTTTGCTCCGCAGGAACCGCTCGATCTCTTCCCGGTTAACCTGCTTCCGCGTCTTTTCCCGATCTTCCTGAAACCGGTTTCTTGGCTTTTTGTTCTGCTTGTCCTGGGTATCAGCTTCCCGCAGGCCTCTGCCGTGGATGTAGTCATCCCGCATCAGCTCCATGGCAGCTTCCAGCAACCGCATGCAGCCTTCCGTATCCAGGTCCTTCGGAAGCCCGCGGCCCCTCTCGAATTCCGGACAACTGATCACCCGATAACTGTCCTTCTTCTCGTTGTATTCCGCCTCCCAGCCTTCCACCGGCGTAAAATCCCTTACCCAGCTGCAGTACTTTTCCTTGCAGGCCTTCCGGCGCTCATAGCACAGAGTGCATTCAGATTCGTACATCAGTCATACCTCCCCTGGAATCCGCCCTTCCCGGCGTATTCCCATTCGATGTGCTGATTGACCATGGAGTAGACGACGTCAGGCTCCCAGGTCTTTTCCGCCAGGATATTCACCCAGGACATGACCCATATGATGACCATCACGCTTGCGAAGATGATCCTTTTTCTGCTATAATGGTTGCGCATTGTTTGAAGCTCCTTTCGACTTTGCTTTGGCTGTCGGCTCGCTCCCGGCAGCCGCTTTTTATTCCGGTCTTACCCGGGGAATCACGAATCGTTCCCCGGGATTCTGGCGGATCCGCGGCACTTTCCGTCTCTTCACCGGTGCCGCGGCCTGCTGCGGTTCGTAGGTCCTGCCGTTTTCCCAGGCTTCCAGCGCCCTCTCCGTCACCCGCAGCGGCTTTTCCTGGTGGTCCATCTTCCGCATGTACCGCGTGGCTGTCTTCTCGCTGACGCCGTACCGCTCTGCCACCTGCTTCGGGCTGTACAGAACCTGCAGGGCCATCAGTCATCCCCCTTGTCGCTGCCAAGCGCCTCGTCGATCCCGTTGACCAGCTGGTACATTCCCTTCAGCATCAGGACCTTGTCCTCCGCGCTGGTGTCATTCCAGTAATCGTTGAACAGCAGGTTATTGACCTCGTTTGCCAGTGCTTCCTTGGCAGCTTTCATGACTTCGCTCTTGTAGTAAATACTCTTAGACATTGTTACCGCTCCCTTCTCTCATTGCCGTATACACGTTGCTCATAAAGCTCAGGATCCCATCGACTGCCGCCAGCCGGTATTCCTTTGGTTTGTCGTCCCAGGTCAGCGCCTGTCCGAACACAATCTCGCTCATCGTGTCCATAGCCACCGCCTGCAGCTTGTTCCGCAGTTCCTCTGCGTTGCAGTATCCCCAGGATTTTGATGTCATTGTTTCCACTCCTTTCTTTTACATCCCGAATGCCAGAGGATCGTCATTTTTGTCAACAATTGTATACTTCTGGGACAAAAAAATATGTGCCATCGTCATATAATCAGTACCAAGAGCGTTTGCAAGCTCCAGTACTTCATATAGATTTGGCACTTTTTTGCAGTTCGTAATCTTATTCAGACGTTGTCTCGACCAGTGCATAGCATCGGCCATATTAACTTCACTACCATATTTGGAATGGATCATACCGCTAAGCTCCAGAATCTTAGCCACCCCGATCGCCTCCTTCCTTGCCGTTTTTGTCGTCCCCATTTGTTGACGTGATCAATATATCACTTCTCCGTCTGCGAGTCAACAGTTTTATGAAAAAAAATCTGTTAGGCTGTCATTTTGTATTGCATTTGTTGACAAGCTGATGTAATATTGGATTGGAAACGCTACAGAAAGGAGCAGAAATATGCAGATTGAATTCGGTGCAGTCCTGAAGGACATCAGAATAAAGAATAAATGGACCCTCGAAGAGATGGCTCAGAAGCTGGGGACCACGAAGCAAGCCATCAGCAAGTATGAGCGAGGAGAACGAACACCGAAGATAACAGTAGCAGCAAGATTTGCAGACATACTCGGTGTTCCTCTTGAATCGCTGGTGGGAGCGGAAGATGAAACAGCACCACTTCGTGTTGAACCAAAGAACGAAGACATCCGTGTTCTTGTGAAGCAGCTGAACAAGCTCTCCCCTGCACAGCTTCAGCAGGCAAAGGATGTTTTCCGTGCCATGTTCGCTATTACAAATCCGGAACTGTTTGAAGGAGAAGAAGATCAGCGGAAGACGATTCGATGATTGCCAATTTCGGAACATACTTGGACGGATACGAGGAGTGATAGTATGAAAACCTACAGATTTCCTTATTCTGTGGTCGATCACAATTACGGAGACTTCGATGATTTCGTGCTTGTGGACCTTGACTCGTTTTCGACTGTTGACAGCGTCAGGGACAAAGTGATTGATGCAATCGCCACGGACATGGTTGAAAACTGGGAACCGGAATTCATCGATATGTTCTGGAAGGAAGGATTTTCTGACGAGGATTCAGCCAGGAATTTCCTGAGTCAGGTTGCTTTGACGATTCATGAACCGGATGTAGTAGAATGAAGGCAATGTATCCGAAAGAGCTTCAGCTTCTTGGTTTTAAGGAGGATAAATAGTAATGCCACGAGGAAGAAGGCCACACCTGAAGCAGCGCAAGGATGGCCGCTACTGTAAAGTCCATAAAGGCCAGCAGATCATGGGATGGTCAGAAGACGAAGTCTACGACAAGTTCGATGAGATCGTTTCCCTGGAGAACGAAGGAATCCGGTCCAGTCTGCGTCATACCACTGTCTTTGACTATGCCAGCCAGTACCTTCCGATCCACAAGGCCTCTGTATCAAAAAACACCTATGCATCTTATGCAGGATATCTGAACAGAATGACAGCTATCATCGGAGACAAACCGATCCGGGATGTCACGCCGTCAGACATCAAAATGGTCTACAATGATTATATCGGCCAGTCGGAATCTTCCATCAAAAAAGCCAAGATGCTCTATATCGATCTCTGGGACTGTGCCATCGAAGACGGGTATACCAAGTATAATCCATGCCGGTCAAAGTCAGCTGCACCGCACAAAGGGACCACAGGCACCCACCGCGCTCTGACAGAGGAAGAGGACGTCATGATTCTATCCTGCCCTGCTGATCTCCGTCTGGCTGTCCTGCTGATGCGATATGCCGGTCTCCGTCGCGGAGAAGTCTTTTCCTTTAATATAGATAAGTGCGTGGATTTTGAGCGAAAGATCATCACTGTTTCAGAAGCAGTCCGCTTTGAAGGAAACAAAGGCGTCAAAGTTGATCCGAAAACAGATGCCGGGAAGCGAGAGGTTCCCCTGCTGGATATCCTGGCCGATGAACTGAAGGATCATCATGGCCTCATCTGTCCGCTAAAAAAAGTGAGCACCATGACTTCTTCTGCATGGCGCTCAATGTGGGACCACTATATTATGCAGCTGGAAGCCAGTCTGAACGATTGCCCACAGCGCAGATGGTACCATATGACAAAGGATTGGAAAGAAGCTCACCCTGATCTCTGGCAGCGCTACCTGGACATGAAGGAAAAGGATCCTGCAAAAGCGGAAGAATTCCGTATGCAGGGATGGAAATCTGTCACCATCCGCCCTCATGATCTCAGGCACTCATACTGTACCATGCTCAGAGACAACGGCGTGGATATCAAATTAGCCATCAAATGGATGGGACATGCGGATGAAAAGATGATCCTCCGGATATACGACCATCCGGATGCCGCCAGGGAGCAGCGCACATTGAAAGCACTCAATGAATCTTTGCATATCAATCTGCATATGCATCTGCATATGATAAGTGTCTGAAAAGTGCCTTTTTGGGTATTTTTGTCCATTCATTGATGTAAAGTAAAAACCCTCGGAACCTTTATTTTCCGAGGGTTTTGAGCGTCTGGGTGGAGAGATTTGAACTCTCGGCCTCTTGAACCCCATGCTACAAATCAGAAGAACTGAATACGTAGTATTATCAACTGTTGCAGCACTTTGATTTTTGATCTGCATATCGTTTTGCATA